TAAAACGAGTTCTTGTGCTCATCCTAATTCCTTCTTTCTTCGTTCGATTTAGTAGTCCTTATTTTGGACAGTAGCTCTTTTAGCTTTGCGTACTCGGCATCTGTGAGCTGGAATGTTCGGCGAGTGCGGCCAGTTGGTTTGCGTCCGGAGCCGGGGCGGTAGCCGCCGTGGGTTGCGGGTTGCGTTTGCGTCTTATCCATTTATTACCTCCGTTAGTTTTCTACGTGTGCAATATTTGCCCCCACAGATGTCCAAACTTCATAGCCATCTCCTTTGAGTTTTTGGATTTTAGATTCAGCATCTTTCGATAGGCCGTTAATGTGCGTTCTGTTCCAAATATGTTGCGTGTGGGATGTACCTCGGACCTTAAAACTGATTTTCTCGTATTCCGCATCATTATTTGGGCCGCTAAACTCGTTCCCAGTGTCACCTTTGATGCATTTTTGAGCGGTGATCTCATAATACTCGTACTTTTTCATGTCATAAAACTTCCTTTCTTTCCTTCAGGCTAAAACAAAGCTAATACGTTTTTTTGTGTCGTTATTTTGGATCGTAACTCCTTTGTACCTTCTGCTGTTTACAAAATGGGACTCGATAAGGTTACGTATTTGGTAGTTACCACCATCTAGGTAAACCTCGATAAGCGATCCACTCCAACCAAATTGGATATCTGGGCAATTTGAGCACCCATCCAATATCTTGCTAATGACTGACTTAACCCTTGCAATTCTCGCGCTCATAACCTCGTCCTCTTTAGACATTTAGCATACCTCCATGATTAAGTCTACATCAAAAACTATCGCGCCATCCTGAGTGGTTACGGCCATAATTCCGTTAGGCTCTGCGATGCGCTCCCAGAACCATTGATATAGATCAGAGTCCCAAGCGTTGGCAGAGTCTACAATGTCGGATGGGTCAAAGCTGTTGTATATACTGAGTGCATCAACGTCATTTTCTTTTACGTTGTAGTAGTAATCATCTGTACATCCGTTTCCGAAATCCCCACTAAATCCATTCGCCTGGTCGTGCTTCCAAGTTTTAATGATCAGGGACTTCAAGGATTTAATTGTGCGGCGATTGTCTTTAGTGGATGCAAAAACGAACTCGTTTACACCGTAGTTTTCTACCTTATTCCTATTAGTGGAAAACATTGCGTGTCCCCAGTTTGACATTGGATTTTTAGAATTGGTAAAGCGATGATAAAGCATGTTGGCGACCTCCTTTATTTAATCTTGATTTATTGTACTACTTTTCAAGATAGATGTCAACATGATTCGTGGGTATTTAATCAAGTTTATTTAGGATGCTTGAGCTTAGTAATTAGCGTTGTAATGCAATGTTAATCGGTGAGCTTAGGGCAAGGGCAAGACTCTCTATTTGAGAGCCTTGAAGTATGCTTCTAGTGCCTCTGCTACTATCTTAGCCATTGCCTTGTTGGTGTCCTTGGAGTGCTGGTCTAATTGTTGTCTTAGTTCTAGGGATATTTTGGTGTTTAGGACTACTTGCATTGGGTTTCCTCCTTCGCCGGGCAATAGGTCCCCGGCTGACCTTGTGGTATTACTTCTGCACCCTACTTAAAGGATGTAGAGGCTAGATCAAAAGCTCTCTAGTTTAACACCATTTCGAGATATGCTTTTTCATAGTACAGGGGAAATGTGTTTTCTTTAGCTTCTTCTCTTCTTTGGATCTCCCTTTTGCAGTCAACCAACCATCTCTCCAAGGTTTCGATGTCCTTGAATTCAACGCAATTATCAATAGTACCGATAACATGTTCGTGGACGTACAGCTTAATTTTGTCTAGTGTCATCTTCTACATCTCCTTCTTAATTGAACCTTCCGCATCGTTCCAACTCCTGCTTCGCTTGGCTGTCTCAGATCATCACTCGACTGAGGGACGCTTTCGTTTGGCTGAGTTGGTAGAGGATGCTTTCGGTTCTTGATCTTATCCATAGTATATAGCTAGTTGGCTAGTATGTCAAGAGGTATTTAGGGATTATTTTAAATTTGTTTTGAGTTTGGTTTGGCATATATAGAAGTAATGTTTTAAGGGTGCTATTAAGTTATTGAGTGGAATGTATTGAATTGCTTATTAGTGGGCTTAGAATAGCATTGTAGGGATTATGGTGGGGTATTAAGGAGGGATGACTGATGGATATGGATTATGAGAGTAAGGAATATACAGATATGAAAGCTCAGAAGATGGCTATAGAAAAAGTTAGCGCGAACAAAATGAAAAAGATAATAAACGGGAAGATAGAGCAAGAAAATATGGTACTCGATTGGCTCCGTCTTATACCTACTATGACGATTGAGAAGCACGAGAAGTTAATCAAGGTTAATGCTAAAATTGAGGCATTGAAAGAATTGATCGAGGAAGTAGATATTTTAGATTAGATGGAAGGTGATTAAGTATGGCTTTCAAGCTTACGGTTAAACAGGAAAACTATGTACAGGGTTTATTTAGAGGATTGACTCAAAGGCAAGCATATAAGGCGGCTTATGATGCTGAGAATATGACAGATAAATCCATAGATGAGAAAGCTTGTGAATTGGCGGCTAACGTCAAGATATGTGAAAGGCTTGAACAATTACAAGATGAGATTAAATATAGGAACATGGCAACGGTCGAAAGAGTTGTTGCGGAATATGCCAAAATAGCCTTTTCAGACATAAAAGACTTCGTTTCGTTCAAGACTGAGAAGACAATTGTGGACACTGATGATGAGGGAAA